CCGTGGAGAAATCCCTGTCGTGGCTGACGTTGACGCACCTCTGAACAAGCAGTGGTTCATCAACGAAGACGCTCTGACCTACTACCGTGACGAGGACTGGCACTTCATTGACCGTGACGGTTCAATGTGGAAGCAGGTCCGCGACAACAGCGGTGACTACGACGCATACTACGCTCGCATGGTTGAATACCACGAGCTTGGTACTGACCGTCGTAACAGCCACGGTGTGATTGAGGACATCACCGAAGCGTAAGCTTCGACTTCAGATGGCCCGTCCCTTATAATGGGGACGGGCCATCATCTTTTTGGAGCGTTATGGAAAATAAGTTTCTCTTTTACCAGGCTGTTTCTGCATTGCCTGAGGGCCTTTCTCTTTCTGATTATGAGTGGAAGTTTTACAGCGATAACGCTGGAAAGCAGATTTTAACGGTAACTCTTACTGATGTTGAAGACGGGCAAACGCTCGTCTATGACGCAGATGCGGGTCAGTGGGTTAATGGTGCCGGGGGAGGAGGTACTGGTGTTACCGTAACTGTCGGTACTGTTGAACCCACTGACCCGGCAACTGGCGATATTTGGTTTGATACCACTGACGACACGCTGTATTTGTTTGATGGGACTGTTTTTGCTGCCAGTGTAGGCCCTGTCGGACCTAAGGGAGATACTGGTGACACGGGACCTGCTGGCCCTCCCGGACCTACTGGGGTGGTTGCAGCAACGCTACCTATTACATACGACAGCGGTACTCAGACGGTTGGTTTTGACGGTTCTGCTGTTGGTAACTTAACTGAAATTGAGTACATTGATTTTGACACCACAGCAGAGTACGACCCCGAAGAAGGCGAAATTTCGTGGGATAGCGACTTTGACACGCTGCAGGTTGGGCTGCCAGATGCAGTAAATCTGCGTGTTGGTCAGATGCATGGTTTTCGTGTTAAAAACTCGTCCGGCTCTACCCCAATAGCTAAAGGCACTCCGGTCATGTTTGCGGGAGCTACCGGCGATACCGTAACAGTTACCCCAGCTGTGTCGAACGGAAGTTACGAGCCAGACTTACTTGTGGGTATCACGTACCAGGAAATTGATGCTGACGGCTTTGGTTTTGTTATGCAATTTGGTACGGTTGACCACATTAAAACTGACTATGCGGGGTGGGCCCTTGGCGATTTGCTATACATGGACGCAAGCAGTCCAGGCGGGCTCACTAAAACACAGCCTGTTGCACCCGCTTGGCGCAGGCCAATCGCGGCAGTAACTCGTGTTGACGCAACCGGTGTACGTATAGTTGTTCGCGCTTTGCCCAGTACTCACATTCACGACATTGACGACGTGACTATTACCAGTGTTGCAAACAATGATTTTCTTGTGTACGACGGAACAGAGTGGGTAAATCAGAACGGCCTTACATGGGGCCAAGTAGCGGGAGTTTAGGATAAAATCGGCGTATGTTTAGTACATTAGGACAATCGGCTCAAGTGTTCAATTCGGACCTTGGCGAATTCATTAGAGAAGACCACGCACGTTTTGCAGAGATTCTGCAGGATTTTAAACCGACGTACAGTTTGGTGTACATTCCGCAGAAAGACCGAAAAACACCGGAAGAAAAACAAAAACCGTGGGCCATCGTTGACAGGCCCGACAACGTACAAGAATATGTGGTGCGTTTTTTGTCGGAAGAAGAAATGAAGGAACCACACAAGATTCTTGCGTGGCTATTTGATGGCGACATTGTGCGCCACGGTGCCGAAAACGTGTTGAAGCGTATTGAGGCTGAAGAGACGGCTAAAAAGCTGTTGGAGTTGAAGAGACAAGAGGACGAATTAGAAGATAGAATTGAGTTTGGTGCTTTCATAGCTACTGGGGGACGGGACAAAAAGCACACGTTTACCCACAATGGCAGGAAGTTTGAACGATGAGTTACAGTACCCCGAGTAAAACCGTAGGCAACGTGTACGATGCTGTAAAACGTATTTTTGGTGATGAAGCTGGTGTGCAGCTTACTAATGACGACATTGTGCGTTGGATTAACGAAGCACAGGTGGACATTTCACAGCAAAACCAAATTTTGCAAACGACAGCAACGTTGCCGGTTACTGCGGGCACTGCCACTTATTCGCTGTCTTCTATTACCCCAAAAATTGATGAGGTAGCGTCTATCTTGCTTGATGGGCGGCGTGTCGGAAATATTCCTATTTCTCAGGCGGAAGAAAGCATTTCGCTTGCAGACCCAGAATCTACTGAAACTGGTGCGCCACAGTTTTGGTATTCCTGGGGCGGCGAAGTTATTTTCTGGCCTAAACCTATCCAAAACTACACAATGACGATTAGGTACACGGCACAGCCGACAGACGTAACCACTACCGCCAGTGACGTGCTTGCACTTCCGAACGAGTGCTTTACCGACATTGTGAACTTTGTTTTGATGAAGGCTTACGAAATGGACGAAAACCCCGAAATGATGGCAGTCAAGCAGGCAGAGTACAGCTCCAGTGTTGCTGAACGGGGCGAAAACGAGCGTATTGCTGCCAGCATGACATACGAGACTAACATTACGTTCGAGCTTATCTAGGAGAGGCCATGCCGGGTACGTCGATACAGGTAGGGCCCTTTGTTGGTGGCCTCAACACGTTCAGTGACCCTACCGCTATTGCAGACAACGAACTTACCGTCTGCAATAACTTTGAGTTGGACCTTGATGGTTCGCTAAAGTCGCGCCCACCTATTGAAGACCTAGATATCGATTTTCCACTTGCGGCGACGGGAGACATAGAATTTCTGGGTACGTTTCAGGTTTCGCAAACACAGTCATATTTGATTGCTAGCGATGGTGACAGCAAAACATACTATTTTAACGGCACTGCGTGGACTCTTATTACTAACACGATTGCTGCTGCTGGTTTTGTACAGTTTGATGATAAGGCGTGGCTGACCGCCCCTGTCGGTTCTGCTAATCCTGGCGGTTATTGGACTGTTGCTGGTGGTTTTACGGCTGACGCAAATATGCCTAAGGGTGAGTGTATTGTGTCGTTTAAGGGCCGTTTATGGATTGCTGAGGGTAAAGACAGCACTAACCAGGGTACAAGGCTGTACAGGTCTAAAACGACGGCTGACCCGTCTTTGTGGGTAGCGAGTAATGACTTTGTGGATATTGGTTCTGGCGACGGTCAGAACATTGTTGAGTTGGTGGTGTACTTTAACACGCTGCTAATTTTCCGCACTAATTCTACGTTTGGTTTGCAGTACACGACTGACCCCGCAGCAGCTGTGGTGTCGTCAATTCTTCCGACAGTGGGGTTGAACTCGCGGTATGCGATTACACAGTTTGAGTCGTACATTTACTTTATGTATGACGAAAAGGCGTACGAGTTTGCAAACAACCGTGCGTCGCAGATTAACGTGAAAACACCTTTTAGTTCTACGGTTACGTCGGGTTTTCACAATAACTATGCTGTGTCAGAGTTTAACCGCCGCATTGTTTTCACGTATTTTGACCAAATGTTTGTATACAGTCTGCAGACACGTTCGTGGACTAAGTGGGTGTCCAACACGTTTGGCTCGCTGTGCAAGATGGCGACTTGGAGTAATGACCAGGATAAAGCTATTGTTTTGACGCATAAGAATATTGAGGTGCCTGCTGGTGGTTCTCGTTCTGCCCCACTATTGCGCATCACTGATGAGTATGTGAGTGGTGTTACGGAGACGATGACGTGCAATATTCAAACAAAGAACTTTAATTACCAGGCGAGTTCTATTTACAAGCGCTTGTTTTGGTGGGGCTTGGATGCCAGGTTTAAGGGCACTGTCGTGGGTACGGCGCACCCTATTACACAGTCTTTTGCTACAACGTGGCAGGTTTTGTTGTCTCAAACTTGGCAGGCTTCGTTGTCTAATGCGTGGGCTAACCCTGCTTCTGGTGCAGCCCCCGTATCGACAAGCGTTACAGAAACCGCTTTAACGTTCCGTCGTGTGTTTACTAAGTTCCTTAAATCGCTGCGGTTTAGGCAAATTTATTTCACTGTGTCGTTTGAGACGACAGGTACTGCTGCTGATGCGCCTGTTAGACTATTCTCATTGATGACTTATGTGAACCCGAAGCAGACCGTGTCTAAGGAAATCACTTAATGAACCGCGTTCGTACTGAGTTTAGCCGCGTACCCCAGGGGGGTGGCGGTTTTAACCCGTATGCTGCTGGAAAGAAGCATTACGGGAGTGGACGTCCTATGCCTACTGTTGGTAAAGTAAGGGATAGGGCGGGCTATACTATACGTGATAATAAAGCTGCCGCTAGACGGGACGCTTTGCTCAGGAGGCTATCTTGAAAAAAGTGTGGGAAACAAAAAACCCTAAACCGAAAAGCGAGCGGAAGTCTTTGACTCCTGCACAGAAGTCTGAGGCTAAATCAAGAGCTAAAGCTGCAGGACGGCCTTATCCTAATTTGGTGGATAATATGGCAGCTGCTAGACAGAAAGCTATACGAAAGAGGCTGTCGTAATGTACCGCGATAAAATGAGTATGGGCAATCGTCTTGCTCCTCAGAAGTCTAAGTATGACGAGAATGAGGAGCGTAAAAAGGCCATGATGCGTAAGCTTTCTGGTAGCCCTGGTAAGACTTCTTCGGGGATGTACTAATGGCTATTACAAATCCTAGACAAGCCGATTTAGATGCTGCAAAAAGAAGAGCTGTTGGATTTAAAATTACTAATCCTCGGCAAGCTGATTTAGCTCAAAGCTATGCTAAAAAAGATGTTGGAAATATACAACAAGGTACTTTTGTTAGAAACCCTGGCTACGAGCTAAAAGCACCAACAATTAAAAGTAATGACACTGGCGGAGGTGGAGGAAGCCAAGGTGGAGGCTCTCAGAACATTCAGGCTCTTCCCGCAACTACACAATCTAGAGGGCTTGGTCCTATTAACTGGAACGACTCACTATACGCTTCACAGATTGCCGCAATTGACCGTGCCTTGCGCGACTTTGAAACAGGTGCCCAGACCCGTGGTGAACGTTACGGAATGGACTATTTGACTGGTTTGCGTCGTCTTGGGTATAGGCCGCAAGAAGGTTTTGTAGCTATGAGACCTATTGGCGAGCAGGCTGCTGACCCGGTTGCTGGGGCTTTAACTGCCGCTGCTGAGCCCGATAAAATTAGAGGCCAGTTTGATATTGAAGGTGAGTACGACCCGTTTAGTGCTGCGGCTATGGGTACTCGTTCTGCTCGTGATGAGTTTGCTGCTCGTGGAACGTTGAGGTCTAGTGACTTTGTTCGTAATTTTGCGGAGTTCCAAAACCGTCTTAACCAGCAGCTTGAGGGTATGGAGACAGGTCGTAGTCGATTTAGACAAGATTTGGATACTGAGCTTGCTCAACAGCGTACGACAGCTGAGGAGCGGCGTCAGCAGGTGCGTCGTGATGCCGAGAATAGGGCTATTATGCGTGCGATTCAGGAGGCTGGTTTCTAATGAGCGACGTAAAACTTGACGACGGTAAGAAAGACAAGCAAATCGGTATTGGCGGTATCCCAGACTGGTTTAAAAGGTTTTATGCCGGTACTCCTGGTGGGCGTATTCAGGAAGCTACGCAGCCCGGAAGTGTCGAATATTCGCCTGTAGGACAGGTTCCAGAGCAACAGTATGGTATTTCTGCTCTTGGTGGCGGTTTGCGTGGTATTGGGCGCGGTGTTGAGGCTGGCTTGCTGAACGCTGGAGAGGCTGTTTACCGTTTTCTTACGTCTCAGCCTCAGGCAGATTACCAGCAGGGTCTGGGTAGCCGCGCCTATTCGACTGACGCTCTTCCTTATTCTGGTCCAGCCGAAACAGACCGCGCAGCTTCTGCAGGTTTACGTGGAAGAACTGGGGGTACCCAGTATCCGGTTGCAGAGCCTACCGTTACGGATGCTTTAGCTGAAGCGCTCGCTGGTTACACCGACCCTGTCGTTGATTACAGCGGTTACCGCGATGCTTTGATGGGGCAAGCTACGGATTTGAACGCACAAATTGCTGCTTTGTAC